TAGCATTATTATCCATATCGAAATTTATTTCATTATCAACAGCAAGATTACCGCGTATATCTAATTTTTGATACGGTCCATCTGTGCCTATACCTACGAGACCAGCAGAATTAATTATCATACGATTTGTACCTGCTGTGTCAAATTTTAAAGCAGCACTTTCTCTATTTTTAAGTACTATTTCTCCAGCATTTGATTGAAGTATTTCAAAACCATCAGAACCACCTTCTCCAGTACCTGCATTGCTCATTTTGAAAGCTGTGTCTGTTCCACCGTGTATATGGAGTAGTTTATCAGGTGAAGTTGTGCCTATACCTACGTCACCATCACCATCCAGAATCATTTTAACGTTAGCATTATCTGGAGTACCTAGACCAAATTGCATATTAACTGCATTAGTTCCACCATTTCTAATAAATGATTGATTATTGTCATTTGTATTGTCAAATAAAATAGCATTATTACTTGGTAAATCTAAATTTTTAGCATCTGTAAGACGTATTACCTCATGACCATCGTACTGTTTGAAAATAATATCTTTACCATTTATAAGAGGTTGAAATACTACATTACTACTTGAAGTAGTTATTTGATGTGACATACTGTCATTAATTCTAAACTTTATTACATTATCTGTACCAAAATCTATGTAGTTATGTGTATCTCTACCAATATATCCACTGATTGATTGATTACCTGTTAATGCTAAAGTCGAACCATCCCAAGTTAAATCAGCACTACCTTCTATAGAATTAGCTGTAGAAGCTCCCACTGCTATTTGGTTGTCAGTGATAGAACCACCGATAGTACCTCCTCCACCTACTAAATCTGATAAATTAACGGTAACTGGTGATAGCCCACCGTTACGGGCTAAAGAAAGGGTGTAATCAGGTGAACCACCTAATGTTGCCCCAGTAACATAATAATTTTGCCCAGCTGATGCTGCGGCTTCTATTCTCTTGCTACCTACAGCGTTATGAGCTAAACTCTTTAATACCTTTGTATATCTTGCCATTGTTAATAATAATACATTCCACTATTTAAATATTGTGTGAAAAAATAAGAGGTAGGGCTCAACCCTACCATCTTTTATTAGAAAATAACTAAAGTTTTGCTAAAGCAGCTTCTACAGCTGCATGTAGTTCTTCTTTAGTTGACTTTGCATATGAATCTAAAACTTCGTGGTATGCTTCCCACGCAACATCTGCGTGACATTTACCGTCGTAAGTTTTATCATTCATTCTTTTCTGACATTCAGGGCATAGTACCCCGTTTTCGTCAGGACAGACATGCTTTCCTAATTTTTCAAGTTGATTCTGATTTGGTGTTTGTGTGAATTCTGCCATATTAATCTCCTTAAGCAATTATAGTTTGCGTAAACCTCACAGTTGCAACCCAGTGTACTGTCTTTGCTGCTGCACCCGTACATGTGATATCTAATGTATCATCAGTGTTGTTTGCTGCTACACTTACACCCCAGTTGGCGTCATCTTCACCGACTACAGTTACAGTTGGTGTTCCTACTAATGCGGTTGTTCCAGCATCGTTTTTGATTGCTCCAGTGATAAGATATGCTGCTGATTCAGTAGAACCTCTTCTTCGTGCAATTATCTCTGCTGTAAACATAACAGATTGATTAGCAATAATTGGTGGTCTAGTTGTCGCACCATCTACTAAAGAATGTAATTTAACTCCAGAACCATCAGTTGTTACAGCAGCCAATAAGAATTGACTTAACTGTATACTACCTTGTATACCAGTACCACTACCATCTAAATGTCTACCAGATGCCCATTCAAAACTACCTTTTATGTTACCACTTGCGTAAGCTCCATAAGCTGCTGAATACGGAGTATCGTTAGTCATCTTATTATATTGACCACCTAAAATAGCTACGTAGTCATGGTCAGTTGTTCCTACTTCGTTGTTCCTACCCATAACGATAGAGCTATGAGCGGCTTTTCCTGCTGTGTTATTTCGTCCACCAACTAGAGAACCACTAGCTGCATTTGTATTTCCTAATCCAAATGTAAGACTATTAGCTGAGCCTGTGTTAACTGTATTTCCTGTACCGAGTACTGTAGATTGGTTTGACCCACTAACAGTGTGGTCTTTTCCAGCAATAAGACTACCAGTAGCTAAATCTCTTAATGTGTGGTTGTATCCTGCTATCATAGACATTTGAACTTTATCAATCAAGTCTGTGTTACTCGCAAATATTGCGTTGTTCTTAGTTTCTTTATAATATCCTCCGGATAGAGTATTGTTATTACCTACTATAAATTCTCCACCATAGTCAAACGTATTCAAGAAATGGTTGTCAATACCCATTACGAATTGTACATCGTTTGCACTAACGGCGTATGGAATATATATAGAGTTTTTATCTTCATCATGCATAACATAATTTGTACCATCTTTAGTTTGACTTGTACTTGTTTGTATGTTAATAATTCTACCTAAAGGTCCAATATTATTTAGAATCATCGCTTCTTGCGGTGCCTTTTTATTTACCATATTTTTTTGTTCCTCCTTTAATTGTTTTCTTTAACCAATTGCTATTAGCAATAATTAAAGTGGAGAGCATTTCTTCGCCAGCTCTCCAAAGGCTAATTAACTGAGCTTAACCAGTAACTCCGTTAATTGTGATTATACCAACTTCAGGTCTAATAATTTTCAAACCATATCTCATAGACATGTAAGAACCGACAATTCCGAAACCGGGGTTTGCCTCTTCTACAGTCAATGGTCTTCTTTCTACATAAACCATTGGTTTAGATGAAAGGTCGAAGGTTCCAAATCTTGTTGATGGTACGTATGCGTTTACAACGACAGTTAATCCATATATAGAGCCGACGATTCCACTTGAAGCAGTCTGAGCGACTGGGCTTCCGGGCATCATAGCTGACATAGTTGGGTTAGCTGCGCCACCTGTTTCTCCTTGTGCTTGTGTAAAAGCAGTTACAAAGTCACCTAAGTCTAATAAAGACTTGTAGTGAGCTGGAGAGATGAACAAGTGTGTAGCGTTGTATCCACGTGTTGCGACTCTGTCGATAGCTTCAGTGATATCTGCGAGAGCTAAGTCTCCAGCATTATCTCCAAATGCACGAACGTATGAGTTTCGAATCAATCTTGCGTCTGATTCGTTACCGTATGAGTCTAGACGTGATGTTGAAGCATCGATGTCAGCTGCAGCCATACCACTTCCATAAAATCCAGATTGTGGATTTGTAGAGAAAGCAGTAATGTCTGATTCTGCAGTTCCTTCATCGATTGCGATTGTTCCGAAGTCTGCGTTTGCTGTGTGAGCACCGAAAATGACTTTGACAACGTGGTCAGTCATGTGCCTGTCTACAGCTCTGCGGGCTTCATTCAAAGCCATTTCTACTTCGTTGAATCTTGAATCTTCAATCATTCTTCGGGTTACACCTACTGCAATACCCCACTCTTTAACTGAAACTCTTTCGGAGCGTAGTTTTGTGTGTTGGTATTCTGGGGTGGTTCCCTCATTTATTTGTTCCAATTTCATGGAAGGCTTAGCTAGAGTAATATCAATATTACCACCAGTATCAGTTGTCATAGGTTCAGCGAAAAAAGACATTACAGGAAGCTCTGCGACTTTGTAGTCCATGATTGCTTCTTTGTAATCAATAAGTACTCTTTCACCTACACCACCGTCTACTGAACCAGTGTTTAGTGTTGTTAACAAACCGGGAGTTGCGTCTACCATTTAAATCACCTTATAGTGTTTGACATTTCGTCAATCCTGCTGCACTGTTATTTTCTAACGTGATAGCTTGTGTCTTTGGTGCACCTGCGCCATTTGTGGCTGTGGTCAATCGACCCTCTGTGCTTCCCATCATCAAAGCAACACCTGCTCCTAAATCGTCACAGTTGATGTTTAGAATGACTCCGACGCCAGTAACTACTGAACATACAGCATTTGCTGCTGCGTCTGTCAATGCTATTCCAACATATGCGAAATCGAAGTTGGTATCGTCGCTGTCTGCTTTTTGGAGAAGTCCATTAGTATCTAATGAACAAGCATCTCCTGCAGTGATTGCTTCAACAGTTGTGTATGGTAAGATACGTGCTGGAGCTCCACCGTCGTTAATCAAAATTTCTGTTGCCATGTTTATTTACCTCTGTAGTACTCTTTATCTAGAGTAATTCTACCGTTTACCATTTTCATACCGAATTTTCTTTCGGTTTCTTCTGGTGCTTCACCTTCATCAGATGATTTACCTTTTCCGAAAGACCTTTCGACATCGTTGCTTGGCTCTGGCATTGCTGCTAGAGCGTCGCTGAATCCAGTCAATCTGGACTCATCCCATGCAGAGAGTTCCTCTACACGAGCATCCTTTT